CATTAGACCACCCGTGCTATACCTACGGGTATGACCAGAACATGCACTGTCCCCAGATGTACTCGCCCGCACGACGCCAAGGGCTTTTGTGCGATGCACGGCCACCGCTTTCGCCGGTATGGCGATCCGCTGAAGACCATCAATGCGCCACACGGCGCGCACGAAGCCTTCATCGCGAAGGCGCTGGCGCATAAGACCAACAAGTGTTTGCCGTGGCCGTTTGGCCGCGCGGTATATCAATACGGCGCAGTAGAGGGCCGCACCGCGAGCAATCTGATCTGCGAACGCGCGCACGGTAAGCCACGCAAGGGTCGCCACCATGCGCTGCACAGTTGCGACAACAAGCTGTGCGTGAACCCGCGCCATCTGCGCTGGGGCTCGCACGCCGACAACATGCACGACGCTGCGGTTAGCGGCCTGATGAAAAAGCCGTGGGCGGTAGGGAAACCGAAGGGTACGAGGAAGGGGTTTCACATTAAACCCCCTAGCTCGTAGAGGACGTCCACGCCCGAGATCGAGAAGGTGCAGCCCAATACGCTGACGCGCACGCGCGCCGCGCCGACGCGCCCCAGTCCTGTTACGCCTTGCCAGTTTTGTTTCGGCTGGGTGCTCGACGCCCAATCATCGACATCCCAGGTCGCGAGGTCCCAGACCCCGCCACCCGAAGGCCCGGTGGTGACCTCGGGTTGGTTGGTCGGCGGAACGTTGTTGTAATCGACTTCGAGGTCGATGAACGGGCGCGGCAGCCCGTCGGTGAGGGCGTAGAGCCGCACCATCTTGAAGTTCTTCTTGGTGACGGACTTGTAGCTCGACCACGCGAAGCGAACGTCGGCATTGATGGCCTTGCCGTGGTCGCTGAGGTACTCAGCGCCCGCCAGATAAATCTTGCCATCCTCGGAGCCGAAATAAGCGTGGCTGTTGAGCCAGCCCCAGCAGCGCGCGGGTACGTCGTTCCACTTCACCCAAATCTGATGCGGCATCTTGCGCAGCATCTGCTGGTACTTGCCGCCGCCGAGCGGCATGTTGCAGATCGCGTAGTTGGTGTGGTGGTTGAGCATGACCTGCCAGCCGTACTCGTCGCGACGAGGCTTGGCGATGTCCTCGAACTCCTTCATCACGTTGAGGTCGGATTTACCCAACTGCTCGGTCTCGGCACGGATCAGCGTGGACATCGGCACCAGTCCGGTCGAGATCATGACGTAGAGGTCGCCACCGAAATTGATGATGCTGTCCTTGCTCATCGGGGCATCGAAACGAAAGATGCCGACCAGCTTGAAATCGCTCTCGGGATCGACGCCGGAGTAGACCGCGACTTCGCCGTTGGAAGTGAAGATCGCGAGCGCGTCGTCGAGCCCGATGCCGCCGTCGAGCGTCCACGAATAGATCGCGCGAATGCTGCCGCCGCGTTTGAAGATGACGTTGAGCGGAAACAGTTCGAGTTCGCCGCTCTTCTGTTGGATCGGCAGGTAGTAGACCGCGAGGTTGCTACTATCGGCGAACCACAGCCGGTTCATGTGCGAATGCACTTTGTCGAATTGCAGCGGGTTGATCCAGGTCTCACCCGTCGGAACGGTGATGGTTTCGGTCGTGAACGCGATGCCGTCCCACGACACCACGCCGTCGCGGCCATTGACCATGATGGTGTAATCGGTGTCGGAGAGGTCGCTGTAGGAGGTCCAGGCCCAGTCGTCGCTGTTATAGCCGCTGGCGATTTGGGTGCCCGAGAGGTCATAGATATTGGGGCCAGAGGCGGCGGCGAGTTCACCGGATTGGCCGTAGTAGGGGATCAGGGTCGAGATCGGCGTGCCTGCCGCGATCTCGCCGATCTTGATGTAGCCGGGGCGCACGGTGATGCGGTCGTCTTCCACCAGCCAGTTGGTCAGCACCGACGCCAGCAGCGGGTCGTTGTCGCTGAGTTCGGCGTGCTGCGACAATCCCTTCAGCGGCGCGCTGAAGTGCGCGACCTTGGCCGCAGGCTGGACCTTGACCCGTACCGGCGTGCCCTTGGGGTTCTTCAGCGGCAGAAAGCCTACGGGGGTCATGCGCATTATTGCACCCGTCCCACGTCATAGTTGAGGTCGAGCACCGGGGCGTTGCGGCCCGCGATCTTGTTCAGCCGCGCGATGAAGTCACGCTGCTCCTCGCCGTATTCCAGCCCCTTGGCTTTGAGGAAGCGGTACTTGAGGCCGTCCACTGCCAGCCTTGCGTCGAACAGAATGATGTCGCTGTCGGCGGTGGGGCGGGATTTTCGCACCTGCTGGCCAGCGTCGATCAGCCAGTTGCCGTCGCCGAGTTGATCGCGATAGGGCGGGTCGAGCAGCAACTCGTCGGCGACGTTCTGCAACAGCGCCGCCATCTGCGCGATGTCCTGATCGGCAGTACCCACCACGTTGGTGACAGGCTGCTGCACGATGCCGATCTCAAGCGAGGCATCGGACACGGCATCGACGATTGTTGCGAGCCTCGGCATTACGCAGCCGCCTTCAGCCTAAGGGTGTCGATCAGCGCCTTCTGCGCCGAGATGGTCGAGATCGCCTCGTCGAACTGCTCTTTCATCGCAGCGAGTTGGCCTTCCAGATCGGTGACGATGGCTTCGTACTGCCCGGCCTTGCCGTGCAACTCCATCATCTTCACCGCACGGTCGGCGATCTCGACGATGTCGGGCGGGATGGTCTTGACGCTCTCGGCGCGGCGCTTCCTGGAGACCAGTTGCGCCAGTTGCTCGACGGTGTGGATGTCGCGTGCGGCGCACATTTCAAAAATGTGCGGCAAGCATGCGGGCCACAGCGCCAGCGGGTAGCCGACGATCAGCTTGCGGGCTCCGCAGGTCTTTTTGTAAAGCTCGTAAGGTCCGGGATGATCGGTGAAGTCGTCCTCTTCGGCCTCGCGCTCGATGGACAGATACGGCGGGCGATCCATCCGGACACGTATCGTCTCGCGGTACAGCGGCAGCCCGTCGGGGCCTGAGCCGTCACGCTCCCAGCCCGACGAAAACCGGACTAAAGTTGGTGTATCACTCAAAGGATTGCTCCATCGGGGAGCATAGGGAAAATCGGCGGACGCGCTCCCCAACACGCCCGCCGTGCGGGGTCAGGTGCCGGTAGCCGTCAGCCTGCCCTGCATGGACCGATTGGACAGCGTCAGCGCGCCCATGAAGGCAAGGTGGCGAGTGACGGCGTCCATGTCGGGCGACTGGTCGGGAAGGTCGAGGCTCTCGAAATTACGCCCTGAATAGATTTCGAATTTAAGATATTTTGTATTCAGGAAGTACGCGCCGGTAATGCCGGTGGCGGCACCGTCGAACACCAGCGGCGCGGACTTGTACTTCAGCGTTTCGAAGCCGAGCGCGCCGAGACGTGCGTCGGCGTAACGCTGGTTCTCCTGCAAGCCGCTCTCATAGGTGCCATAGATTTCGGCGTCGGCGACGATCAGGTCGGGCTTCTCGGCACCACGGATCAGCTTCATCCACAGCGCGTTCATCGCCGCTTTCAGCGCCGGATACTGCAAGCCGGTGGCGCGGGTGACGACCTGAAACTGGTTCTTCCAGAACGTCCACGTCGCCGCGTCGATGCCGCCGACGAGGCCGAGGCCGTCGGGGGTGACGAAGGCTTTCAGGCCCGCGAAAGACTTCGCCACCGTACCATCGCCATAGACGGCTTTGGTGATGTTATTCTTCATGGTGGCTTCGGCGTTGTCGAGCTTCCCCTCTAACAAATTGAGGATACGCTCGCGCGAACGGTTCTTGGCCAGATCGGGGCCCGACAGCGTCACTGAAGCCACTGCGTTAGCCGGATCGTAGTGCGCCTCCGAGATGGTTTCCTTGGTGGCGCGGGAGAGAAGCTCGGTGCCGGTGTACCAGGCGAAGGTCTCTTCGGCATATGTCAGCGGGCAGGCGATAGCTCTGCCGCCTTCGATGACGCGCACGCGATTACCCTCGCGGAGGAGGGCGGTGACCGCGTTGGAGTTGGAGACGTTATCGGCGAATTGCTTGTGGTAGTTCTGAAGGGTCGTCGCAACGAGTTGGTTGACGGTCGGCTCTGCCACGGCAGGCTCCTATGGGGTCAATACCCGACCTCATCGGCAGAACGCTCGATTGCATCTCGTATGCCGCCCTTGGAAGGCCCGTCTGCGCCGTTGGGCTTGGCGACGGGCGCGGTAAGGCCCCTCGTGTTGCCGCGTTGCGCGATACGTGCCCGTGCGATGTCGTTCTGCGACTGGCTGCGGTAGTGCTCCGCCGCCAGCAGTTGCTTTCTGACATCGGGGTGAGCCCAGCACGCGGTCTCGTAGGCTTCGGCCATGTCCCGCTGGGGATTGGCCTTGAACATGTCGATGATGATCGGGAGCACGGCATCGAAGTGCGGGCGCAATGGCCTGCCGTCGCTGCTTTTCTCGTCCGCGAAATGATCGACGTTCGTCCTCGCATAGTGGAGACCCTGTTGCTCGCGGGCTTGTTGCTCCGCGCGCTCGCGCTGCTGTAGCTGACCCTCGAGGGCCGAGATTTTGCTCGTTGTCCTGCCGAACTGGTCGGCGAAAAACTTGACCGCCGGGTCCTTGAGGTCTGCTTCCGTTAGCCCCAAATCGTTCGGCGGCGGCGATTGGTTCAAGGCTGAAAAGATGCGCGCTGGGTCCAGGCCCATGCGTTGCGTCAGGTCCACCAGCAGCGTGAATTTATCCTGCTGGTTCTCCGACGTTCCCATCCTGTGCCAATTGGCCCATTCCTGGATCGCCTGAACCGGATGAACTCCCGCCGCCTGCAACGACCGCGAGATTTGCGGATCGTTGAAAACCGGCGCAAGCGCCTGAGCAAACTGGACTGCTCCCGCACTCGCCTGTGACT